ATTACTAATACTATGAATATTATTGGTGAGACTCAAGATCCTGAAAAATACGTTCCTATGGCTATTAAGAAAGTTCTTAATAAAGAAAAAGTTTCAATTCATGGTTCCTTAGATGGAAAAATCGGTAGCCGTTTTTATTTACATGCTCGTAATCAGGCTGACGGATTGCTTTATGTTTCTAATTTACCAGCACCTGCATATGGAGAAGCCAGTACCCCTGCCAGATATCACATTGCAGGTGAACGTGAAGTTGATAATCTAGAAATTGCAAGTTTAATTGCTGAATATGTTGGCAAACCGCTTAATTATGAGATTGTTGATTTTCATTCTTCAAGGCCGGGTCACGATTTAAGGTATGCTCTTAATCAGGAAAAAATTACCAATGCTGGATGGAAGATGCCGACCCCCTTTGAGGAATCTCTACAAAAAACGGTTGAGTGGACGCTTAAGCATCCAGAATGGCTAGACATTTAGTGACAATTCCTTTAATTGTTCCTGTTTTAAAAAGGTTTGATTTATTTACTCACAATATAAATTCTGTAGATTATGATATTAGACCATATGTTATTGATAATTATATTAATAATCGAGGTGTGTCAAAGTCTTGGAATTTGGGTATGGTAAAAGCCAAAAAAGATGGTTTCAACTATGCAATCATATCCAATGATGATGTAGTATTTAAGCCGGAAACAATTAAAAAATTGCATGATGAAATCATAAAAGATGAAAATGTTATTGTTGGAGCAGATCAACATTTGGATAGAGAGGATTGTGGTCTAATTGAAGAGTCCCGTCCTGAAGATCTTTTTTTATCGGTTTTTTCTTGTTATGCGGTTAATATAAATAAATTAATTCTTAAATGTGGTTATTTTGATGAAAATTTTACACCCGCTTACTTTGAGGATAATGATATGAGATATCGTATCAATTTGGCTGGTCTTAAAATTAAAATTCATACTGGTGCAAAGATTTTTCACCATAACTCTGCTACTCAAAACGCTGATCCAAATAATGTTGTTGTTCCGCCCGAACAATTTCAAAAAAATGAAAAATATTTTATTAAAAAATGGGGTGGCAAACCTCAACAAGAAATTTTTACGACGCCTTTCGGTAATCCGAATTTAACCATAAAGGATTGGTAATAATGAAGTTATACAATAATCAAGAAATACTTTGCTTTGATGACATTCTCATGGTTCCAAAACCATCTACGGTTGAAAGTAGAAAAGACATAGATCTTAATATGTCAATTGGTGTTGAAAGAAAAATTGATTTATATCTTCCAATCATTGCTTCTCCGATGGATACTGTATGCGAACAAGATATGGCTATGGAAATTTCCTCCTACGGTGGGCTTGGTATTATTCATCGTTTTATGAGTAATGAAAAACAAACACAGCAAGTTAATTCAGTTGCTATGAAAAAACATATTGTTGGTGCTGCTGTTGGAGTTTCAACACCTAATAATTCAGTTTTAGGTCAGGTAAGGTCTTTGATTTATTCAGGTGCGAAAGTTATTCTTGTTGATACGGCAAATGGTCATAATCTTTTAGCAATTAATACTGTTAAAGAAATTAGAAAAGCCTTTCCAGATATTCATATTATGGCGGGTAATGTTTCTACATGGGATGGTTTTATGAAACTTTCCATTGCAGGTGCTGATTCTATTCGCGTGGGAATTGGCGGTGGATCAATGTGTAGTACTAGAATTGTAACTGGTCATGGTATGCCGACCCTTGCTTCTATTATGGAAATTTATGAAATGCTTGATCGTTTAGATCTTCCTACTTCTATTATTGCTGATGGTGGAATTAAGAATAGTGGTGATGCGGTCAAGGCTTTTGCTGCTGGCGCTGATGCAATCATGTTGGGATCAGCATTGGCTGGTCATAAGGAAGCGCCGGGTAAATTAATTAATCAAGGCGATAAGCAGTATAAGGAATTCCGTGGCATGGCAAGTCGTCAGGCTCAGGAAAATTGGCATGGTAAAGTTTCTGTAGTTGAAGGAGAATCAACGCTAGTTCCATTCAAGGGGGATGTTGGAAAAACTTTAGATGAATGGAGAGCCGGAGTTCAGAGTGGCTGTTCTTATTCAGGAGTTCATAGTCTTGAAGATTTACAACTTTTTTCAGAATATATTAAAGTTACATCAAATAGTTTAAAGGAGAGTGTGCCTCATGGCAAATCTTAAAGTAAATAGTATTGATAATGCGTATGATAATTTTGCGCCAAGGAACGGTGTTGAAAAAGAAATTACTGATATTTGTAATGAGATGGCAGATTTTCTTATTGGTAAGAATAGGGCATATGGTAATTCTGCATTAGAGCCTGTTAGAGTTTTTTCTAAAGCAAATAATACAGAACAGTTGCTTGTGAGAATTGATGATAAGTTAAGTAGATTTCTTAAGGGGAAAGAGTTTCCCGGTGACAATGATATTGACGATCTAATTGGCTATCTGGTATTATTAAAGGTAGCGAAGCGCGACAACTGGAGATAAAATGCCAATGTATACTTATACCTGCCTACCTTGTGATAAGGAAATGGTTCTTATGCAAAAAATGGAACAACGCGATGCGGCCCGTTGTCCAGAATGTGGTTATAGTTTAATTCGTGGAATTGATAGGCCGGGAAGCGTATGGGCACCGACAGCGGGCGGGTTCAGGTGAAAAAGAAGAGGGAAAAAGTTGAGCGCCTTCCCTACAATAATCCCGATATTATAGTTTATACAGAACTAGAGTTTGGTAAAGATGTCATTAAGCCGGGGGATAAGATTAAAATTAAGAATACTCGCGGGTATTTTATTTTTCATAAATGGGCGCATAATTCACATCTAGATGTTACTTGGATTGATTGTATGAATCCTAACACTGGTGAATTTAGATCTTTTTATATGGATACTTTAAAGGGTGTTCATCGTGCTAAAAAAAGTATAAGGAAAAAATTAATTGGCTGATTTAGAAATTGCCGACCGCTTCGATTCTATGAATAGAGTAGTAGAAGAATTACTTAAGGGTTCAGCACCTAGAGAAATTGCTATGCGACTTAATATGTCCCGCGCACTTGTTTCAGAATTAATTTCTGAGTGGAAGAATATTATTCATAATGATAGTAATATTCATGGTCGTGCTAGGGAAGCAATTGCTGGAGCCGATCAGCATTACGCTATGATTATTTCTAAGGCTTGGGAAACAGTAGAGCAGGCAGATTCTAATCAGCAATATTCTGTTAAGACACAGGCTCTTAAACTTGTTGCGGATACTGAGCAGAAACGTCTTGACATGTTAAACAAGGCGGGTGTACTGGAGAATAGTGAACTTGCTGAACAACTTATAGAGACAGAAAGAAAGCAGAAGATTCTTGTAGAGATTTTGCGGGATGTTACTTCTGATTGTGACAAGTGTAAGCATGAAGTAATGAGTAGACTTTCTTCCGTTACTAATCAGGCTGAAGTTATTAGGGTTGATTAATGTTTGATGATTTTCTTCAAGTTTTAGAGGGTGATGAGTTTGAAGAAGTTCCCGTACCCATTGAAGAATTTGTTGTTTCTAATGATTTCCTTGGGCTACCTCCGCTTTCTCAGTACCAGTATCAAATGATTAAGGCTTCTACGCAAATCTATAAGAAAGATACTTTAATTAGGATTTATGGTGAAAAAGAGGGCAAAAAAATATTCTCCCAAACCTGTAATGAAGTTATCTTTCAGTTAGGTAAAGGTTCAGGCAAGGACTATGTTTCCACCATTGCTTGTTCTTATGTAGTTTATTTATTGCTATGCCTTAAAGATCCTGCTAAATATTATGGTAAGCCCCCCGGTGATGCTATTGATATTATCAATATTGCTATTAATGCTGTTCAGGCTAACAGAGTTTTCTTCAAAGGTTTCCTTAATAGGATTGAAAGGTGTCCTTGGTTTGCTGGGAAATATGATTCGAAAGCAAATAGTATTGAATTTAAGAAAGCGATCACCGTTCATTCTGGTCACTCTCAAAGAGAGTCTTGGGAGGGTTACAATGTTATTGTCGTATTCCTTGACGAGATTTCAGGTTTTGATATAGAATCAACTAGTGGAAATGAACAGGCTAAGACTGCTGGCGCTATCTACCGAATGTATCGTGGATCTGTAGACTCCCGATTCCCAGAGTTTGGTAAAGTTGTTCTGCTTTCATTCCCTCGATATAAAAATGACTTTATTCAGCAAAGATATGAAGAAGTCATTGCGGATAAAGAAACAGTTATTAGATCTCATAGGTTTAAGATTGATCCTGAACTTCCTGATGACATAGAGGGTAATTATTTTTCTATTGATTGGGAAGAAGATCATATCAATGCGTATAAGATTCCTAAAGTTTATGCTCTAAGGCGTCCAACATGGGATATTAATCCAACAATTAAGATTGAAGATTTTACTGTTGCTTTTTATTCCGACCCAGTTGATGCCCTTGGAAGATTTGCTTGTATGCCTCCTGATGCTCAGGATGCATTCTTTAAATCTAGAGAAAAAGTTGAGAAAGCGTTTGCTAGTCTTAACCCTAACCTAGATGAAAATAATAGGTTCCAAGAGT